CTGAAAAAAAAGAAGAACCTAAAGACAAGATCAACCTTAACGTAGGTGAAGTTGATTTAGGTTATACGGAGCATATCAATAAGGATAAAGAAAAAGCTAAAATTCTTATTGAAGATGAGCCTAAACAAGAACCTATAAAAACTGAGCCTATTAGAGAAGAAAAAAAGATTGATGATCTAGAACAAGTCTCCAAGACTGTTCAAAAACGTATTGATAAGCTTACACATCGCTATCGAGAAGCAGAACGAAGAGAAGGTGCAGCTCTTGATTTTGCGAAAGGCTTACAAAAAAAATACGATCATTCTTTGGATCAATACCGTGTTAGTGATGACAAGTATCTAAAAGAATTTGATGCACGAGTAGATTCACAACGCGAACAAGTAAAGAATAAACTGAAAGAAGCGATTGAGTCTCAAAATTCGGACGTAATTATGAAAGCGAATGATGAGCTTGTTCAGCTGGCTGTTGAAAAAGAAAAAGCAAGAATTCAAATGGCCGAAAAAGAGGCACAACTTAAGGAATCAACAGAACAAGCAAAAGCCCAGCTTGATCAACCGGATCTTCCGCAAGGCGGAGAAAGTATGCCTCTACCAAGTGACAAAGCAAAACAATGGGCTCAAAAAAATACGTGGTTTGGCAACGACAAAGTCATGACAAACGCAGCTTGGACTCTACATGAAGATCTTGTGAGTAGAGGGGTTGATGTGGAGGATGACAACTATTATAATGAAATTGATCGACAGATGAAGGATTATTTTCCTCGTCGATTTGAAGGTTCTACTGAAACAGCAGAGCAACGAGCACCCGTCCAAATGGTTGCTTCAGCTGGTAGAAAACAACAAGGACGCAGAACTGTGAAGCTCACCAAGTCACAAGTTGCTATTTCAAAAAAATTAGGGGTGCCACTAGAAGAATACGCTAAATACGTGAAGGAGGAAGCATGAAGGAAGTAAAAAAGACCTCACGCGCGTCAGAGGAACGATCAAAAGATAAACGTAATCAACCTTGGACGCCACCGAACAGTCTCGATGCGCCACCAGCGCCTACAGGCTTTGTCCAGAGATGGATAAGAGTCGAGAGTATGGGTTTTATGGATTCAGCTAATGTATCCAAAAGACTTAGAGAAGGTTGGGTATTTTTAAGATCCGATACACTATTAAGTGAAATCGGTGAAAATGAATATCCCAAAATTCACGAAGGAAAATACGCTGGTCTTATTGGGGTTGGAGGCCTTGTGTTGGCAAGGATACCAGAAGAGATCGCAAAATCGCGCTCTGATTATTTTAAGAAAATATCAGCCGATCAAATATCCGCGGTAGATGCTGATCTTATGAAGGAACAACGACCTGGGATGCCTATCAATATCGATAGACAGTCTAGGGTAACTTTTGGTGGCGGACGAAAACAATAATTTTTTTGAAATAGTCCATTACCGATATTTGTTTAACAATAGGAGAACAAGACATGGCTAATGTCGCGGAAAAGTTTGGACTGAAACCAGTTCGAACAATAGACGGAAGTGACTTTATCAATGCCCAAAACAGATATCGTATAGCAAGTTCGTATGCAACGGCAATTTTCCAAGGTGACCTGGTAACTCCAGTCACTGGCGGAGGAATTGCACGACATACAGCTGGCAGCGGTACACCTGTCGTAGGTGTTTTTAATGGTTGCTTTTACACAGACCCGACAACCCAGAAACCTACTTGGAAAAACTATTATCCTGGTTCAATCGCAGCGAGTGACATTATGGCATTCGTTATTGATTCACCGGATCAAGTTTACAAGATAGATTCTGATGGAGCATTTGCAGTTGCTGATATTTTTAAAAATTTTCATGTAACTAATGTTTCGGGTAATACCGTTACCGGTACGTCAGAAGTGCAGTTAGACTATTCTAATTCAGGTATACAAATTACAGTAGCCCTTCAGGCTATCGACATCTCTCAAGATGTAGGTAACAATGAAGCAGGCGCAGTAAATGTAGACGTGTTAGTTAGAATTAATAACCACTTTTACCAAACTGGTACGGCAGGCTTAGCATAGGAGTATATAAACATGGCAATATCACGAGCACAGCTAGTTAAAGAACTAGAACCAGGTTTAAATGCACTATTTGGCCTGGAATACAATAGATACGACAATGAAGCAGCGTTAATTTTCGCTACAGAAACGTCTGATCGTGCGTTCGAAGAAGAAGTTATGCTTTCTGGTTTTGGAGCTGCGGCTACTAAAACTGAAGGTGCAATGGTTACTTTCGACGATGCGAAAGAAGTTTACACAGCAAGATACACTAACGAGACAATTGCTCTCGCTTTTGCAATCACTGAGGAAGCTATCGAAGACAATCTGTACGACAGACTAGCGGCTAGATACACAAGAGCATTGGCAAGATCAATGGCACATACTAAACAAGTTAAAGGTGCTACGATTCTTAACAACGCTTTCACTTCAGGTACTGGAGGAGATGGTTCGTTTTTATGCGTAACCAATCACGCTCTATCAACTGGAGGTACGTGGTCTAACGCGCTGGCAACAGCGGCTGATTTGTCAGAAACATCACTTGAACAAGCACTGATAGACATTGCAGCGTTCGTAGACGAAAGAGGATTAAAAATAGCTCTTCAAGCACAAAGAATGATAATTCCAAAAGAATTACAATTCACTGCTGAAAGAATTATGAAATCTCCTCAAAGAACGGGAACAGCTGATAATGATATCAACGCAGTTTATCAAATGGGAATGGTACCACAAGGTTATCATGTGAATCATTTCTTAGGCGATACTGATGCGTGGTTCTTGATTACAGATGCACCTAACGGACTAAAACATTTCGTTAGAGCACCTATCAAGACAGCTATCGAAGGCGACTTCGACACTGGAAACGTAAGATTCAAAGCTAGAGAAAGATACACTTTTGGGTGGTCTGATCCTAGAGGAATCTTCGGAACTCCAGGAGCGGCGTAATTTAAGTAGATTTTTCAATAAAATCACATTAAGGGGCGGTCTAGTATCGCCCCTTTTTTTTGGGTATAATAAAAACACTATACAATTATTAATTAGATATCGACGCGTATAGTCGACGGCCTAGAGACGATATCTACATTAACTAGGAGGATTATAATTATGGCAAGAACAACGTTTAGCGGTCCGGTAAGATCCCTTAATGGGTTTATCTCAACTGGAAACAATATGTCTCAATCCCTTGCGGCTGGTACTACAACTATTACAGCAAGCAATATGGATACATACCAAGGTAAAGTTACGCAAATTACAGACGCAGTAATTGTTTTTAATTTACCTGAAATCATAACAGACACAGGTTCAGACGCACAGAAAAAGAGTCCAGGTACTACAAGTACTATTGGAATGGAATTTGGGTTTGTAGTGGCTGAAAATTTAACATCTACTAACACATTTACTTTGAATGCAGGAACTGCAGGCGGTTTATCAACAGCAGATGTATATGAAGGTATCTTGTGGTATGCTAATACAGGAGCAGACCCACACTCTACATCTGCATGGACTGCAGGTAGTAATGATACATTAACTCTTGATGCGACTACTAGAGGTGGCCTTTGTGGGTCAACTGTTTATGTACGAGCAGTAGGAGCCAATATGTGGACAATCAATGCTTATGTAACTGGTGTAGGAACACAAGTTACACCTTGGAGCTAATAACTAATTAAGACTATCTAGGGCGTTATTGACGCCCTAGATGAACTAATTTAAGATAGGGATTATGGGATTTACAACAATTCAATCTACACAACTAGCTGCTGACGGTGCAGTCGTTGGGGGTTCGGCTAGAATCAAAAGTATCTATGTCGCCCACAGCGGTACAGCAGGAACGGTTCTGCTACGAGATGGCGGAGCTACAGGTACCTTAAGATGTACTATTAATACGGCGGCAGCCATTGGAGAATATCAAACTATCATACCCGAACCAGGCATTCATTGTAAAAGTTCGTCGGGACCTTATATCGCCATTACTGGTGGAGTAAGCTTTGTCACCGTTTTCTACG